ATGCTACCTGATACGGGCTCAGTGGACCGGCGGGCCCGGAACCGACATCAAGGCCGGTTCCCCCGCCTGCCGTTATTTCGAGGATTGACCTAAGGATAACACCCCTGGGAGGGGTGTTATCCGTGATGCCATCCCCGGTTGTTGCCTTCCCCGGACGGCATTCCCAACTTTAGGCAACTCCGTTACAGTGGCATCGACACGATACCCCACACCCTGTAACGGAGACTTCCATGCTGAAGCGATTCCCATTTATCACCCTTTTGCTATTCCTGCACCTGTCGATGGCGGAGGGCGACGGCGGCGGGGCAACCCCGCCCGCCACACCCCCAACCCCAAATCCGACACCCACCCCTCCCGCAACACCCCCCGCGCCCGACATCCAGGCGGAAATCGCCAAGGCGCTGCAAAAACAGTCCAACGAGTTTGCCGAGCGCTTCAAACAGGCCACGGGCCATGCGACGTTTGACGAATTCCAGACCGAGCAGGCGAAGGCCAAGGGCGAGTCGGCCAAGCTGCTGGACCAGCGCACCGTCGAACTGGCGCAGGCCAAGGCGGAGACGGAGCGGTTGACGGTCAGCCAGGCCTTGATCATGGCGGCGACGCATGCGGTCGACCCGGATGTGGTGCAGGCGCTGTTGGGCAACAAGGCGAAGGTGGAGAACGGCGTGGTGACGATAGGCGGGAAGGCCGTGGCCGAGGCGGTCGCCGAACTGTTGGCGCAGAAGCCGTACCTGGCGAAGGCTGGGCCGGCCGGTTCCGGCGCGCCGCAGGGCGCGGGCGGGGCGGAACGTAACCCGTGGGGCAAGGAGCATTTCAACCTGACCGAGCAGGGCCAGATAGCCAAGGCGGACCCGGCGCGGGCCGAGCGGCTGCGGCTGGCGGCGAAGGGCTGACCCACACCGTACCCATGCCCCGCGTGGGAGCCGTTCCCACGGGGACCGTGGGAACGATCAAATCATGATTAATTGAGGACCGACATGCCAACACGCATTTCTGACGTAATCATTCCCAGTGTCTTCACGCCGTATGTGCAGGTGAAGACGATGGAACTCTCCGCCCTGGCCCGTTCCGGCATCTTCGGCAGCGACCCGCGCATCGCGGCGCTGGCGCAGGGCGGGGGCAAAACCTTCAACATGCCGTTCTGGCAGGACCTGACCGGCGACTCCGACGTGAGTTCGGACGACCCCGCCGCACTGAGCACGCCGGACAATTTGACCGCCGCGCAGGACGTGTGCGTCAAGCACTTCCGCGCCAAATCTTGGGCGGAGATGGACATCGCCGCCGAACTGGCGGGCGACGACCCGGCCCGCGTGATCGCCGACTCGGTCGCCGGGTTCTGGGCCAGGGACCAGCAGCATATTCTGATCGCCTCGCTGACGGGCGTGTTTTTATCCAACGTGGCGAACAACAGTTCCGACATGATCCACAGCGTGGCGACGGACAGCGCCGACGCGATAGCGCCCGCCGAGCGGATTGGCCCGACGCCGGTGCTGCTGGCGCGGCAGACGATGGGCGACGCCGGTTCGCAATTGACCGCCATCGCCTTCCACTCGGCGCTGTACACCGAACTGCTGCGGCAGAACCTGATCAGCTTCCTGCCCACCAACGTGCAGAACATCGGCTGGGGGACGTACCTGAACATGACCGTGGTGGTGGACGACGGCTGCCCGGCGGTGTCCGGTTCCAACCGCATCACCTATACCAGCTACCTGTTCGGCGCGGGGGCGGTAGGTTATGGCGAGGGTTCGCCGCAGGTGCCGACGGAAGTCTTCCGCAAACCGGACGCGGGCAACGGCTCGGGCATGGACACGCTGTACAACCGGCGCTCGTTCATCCTGCACCCCAGGGGCGTTAAGTGGACTTCCGGCAGCGTGGCCGGGGCCGCGCCGACCAACGCGGAACTGGCGCTGGCGACTAACTGGCTGCGCGTCTACGACCGCAAGCATGTGCGGCTGGTGGCGTTGAAGACGAACGGGTGATTTATGACACAGGCCACTTTAGCAGCATGCAACGCCCAACTGGTCGCCAATTGGGCGGCGGACCCGGTGATCGGGCGGACCCTGACCGGCAGCGGCGCACCGGCCCCGACGCTGGGCGCCATCGGCGACATTTATTTCCGCACCTCGAACAAGACGATCTACGGGCCGAAGACCAATAGCGGCTGGGGCAACGGCACCAGCATTGCCGGGGCGGCGGGCGCGGCGGGCGCGGACGGCAAGTCCGTGCTGAACGGCGCGGGCGCACCGGGGGCCGGGGTAGGCGCGAACGGGGATTTCTACATCGACACCACGGCACACACCATTTACGGGCCGAAGGCGGCGGGGGCTTGGGGTTCGCCCACCTCGCTGGTCGGCGGCGTCTGAAACCCCCCGCCGATGAAGCCGATTCAAATCATCCCGGCCTGGATGCGTCCACGGGCCGGGGTTTCCGAACAACTGGGCGCCATTGCAAAGCAACAGGACAAACTCATGTCAAAAACTCAAGAAGTCATCGATGCACTGGGCAAGGTCGACGAGAAGCTGGTCAAGATCGAGGCTGAAACAAAAGGCGCGGTCGCCAAGATCGTCGAATTGCAGGCCTCATTGGAAGGACTGGACATCCCGCAGGCGGTGCTGGACAAGGTGGCCCAGATTCAAGGCCACCTGGACGAGATCGACGGCCTGATCCCGGATGCGCCGCCAGCCCCGGTTGAACCGGCAGCCGAATAAACAGAGGCGGTGGGCCGGTGGCCGAATAATCGCCGAGAGGGCTCGGCTCCCACGCGGCTCCGGCCTATCCGCCCAATTACGGTTAACCCATGATTACCATTTCCCTGCAAGGCTTGGACAAGGTTGAATCGGTGCTGGCGGCGCTGATGGACGCACGCACCGCGCAACAGGCGGCGAACGCGGCGGCGGAGTCCTACACCACTGATATATTGGACTGGATCGGCGCGGGCCGGAGCTTCAAGCCCAGCCTGGGCTCGGCGGGCTTGGAGGGGGCCATCTCCTGGCACCCGCAAGGCGGCGGGGCGGTGGTTTACGCCAACAAGGCCTACGCCCGCTATGTAGAGGAGGGGACCGGCATTTACGCCGGCCACCAGCCTTGGACGATTTACCCGAAGCCGGGGCGCATGGCCTTGAAGATACCGGTGGCGGGCGGCGGCGGCTATCTGCTGCGCAAGCTGGCGCACCACAAGGGCTCGCGGGCGCTGCCGTTCTTCTATGCCGACTTGGACGGGAGGAAGGAGCGCATGGGCGAGGCGGTGTTCTCGCTGCTGTCCCAAAAAATTGGGAGGGCGTGATGGCAGAGACACCCGCAGAGACACCCACGGTTTACGAGGGCATCTACGTCAACCCGTCCGACTGCACGGACCCGGCCTTGAAAGTGAAGATCAACCATTGCAAGGACGCGGACGAGCAGATTGGCGTGGCGTTGCTGGCCATGGGCCTGACCGTGGCGGAAATCGCCGCCCTGACGCTACCCAACCCGGCGCTGACCGGCATTGGCAGGGCCATGGCGAGCGCCAGCGCGGCCTTGGAAGCGGCGCGGGGCGACGACTCGGCGATGATGGGCAAGCACAAGGCGTATGCCGACAAGGCCCGCGCACTGACCGCGCAACTGACCCGGCGCGTGTTGGGGATTAGCCTGCCGACCGGCGGCGGGGCGGGTTCCATCGAGATAGGGCGGGGCTGATGATTTTCGACGCGCTGACGGCGATCCGCGACCGGCTGAAAAACGACGCGGGCATTACGGCGGCATTGACGGATTGGTACCCCGAGGCCACGCCTAATTATTTCATCGGCGCGAAGCTGAAGCCGACCGCGCAGGAGTTCCCGTACATTGCCGTCGCGCCGATGCTGGAAACCCGCGAACGCAGGAAGGACCGGCCCAGGCAGCAAAAAATATCGCTGATGTTCGGGGTGATCGAACACGATGTGACCGACGGCGTGAGCATCGGCCTGGAGCGGGTGACCGTTTTGGGCGAGTTGATTTATGCGGCGCTGGACAAGCAGCCGCTGTGCGCGGCACCGTTGGTGGAATGGCTGAGCAACGCGCAAATGATTTCCGATGCCGGTGTGCAGCACCCGCATTACGAGGCCGAATTGATTTTTGAAGTGACGATTTCCCCATAGGAGGCGCCATGTGGCATTTTTTGAAGCCCCACGAACATGACGGGGTGAAGCACCAACCCGGCGACCCGGCTGAATTGCCGGAACCCCTGTTGGCAGCGTTGCGATGGGCCGGTGTCGTTGGCCCCCGCCCCAGACCCGATGCCGAACCCGTTCCAAACAATCCCGAACCCCCACCCAACTTAAAAGAGAACAACCATGGAAAACGAACAAACCCAAGACATGCTGCTGGAAGGGACGCTGGAGCTAAAACTGCGCAACCAGGCGACGCCGCAGGGCTGGCGCAAGGTGGAGGGGATCGCCCAACTGGAGTTGACCCAGAAGGCTGACCTGATCGACGCGCCCGCGTCCAAGGACAGGGGCAGCTACGGCATGATCCCCAACTCCGTCGCCAAGCCCAAGCCCATCGAACTTAAGATCAAGCTGACCCGCACCAAGGCCCCGGCTTTGGCATTCGCGCTGATGAGTGCGCAGACCACCGGCAGCCAAAGCGCCGCCTCGCTTACCGACCAGCATGTGACGGTGATACTGGGCCAGGGCGTGGAGGTGGGCAAGCGCCTAGTCACCGCCGGGTCGGTGACGGTGAAGTCCATCGTCCCCGCCCACCTGGCCTTGATTGCCGGGACGGTCGCCCCGACCACCGAGGGCACCAACGGCAATTACTACATCAACACCACCGACCACAAGCTCTACGGGCCGAAGGCGGCGGGGGTGTGGGGGGCGGGCGCAATACCTTCAGAACTATCCACCGCCACCGGCAAGACGCTGTTAAGCGGCGTGGTCGACCCGACCTCACAGGGGGCCGACGACAACTGGTATGTGAACACGGTCAACTACAAGGTGTTTGGGCCGAAGGCGACGACGTGGCCGACCGGCACGTTGCTGGCGGGCGTGGTGGCCGTGGCGGTGACCTTCGCCGAGGGCGCGGACTATGACTTCGACTATCAATCCGGTACCTTGACCGCATTGACCGGCGGCGAGATTGCCGATGCCGAGACGGTGCATTTTGGCTGTGCCTACCCGGCCTTGACCTGGAGCGCCATCGACGCGGCGGAAAACATCCAGTGGCTGTGCATGTTGCGGCTGATCGGCACCAACCTGGCGGACAGTTCGTTTATCGAACTGGAAGTCCCCGAGGCGTTGATCACGGCGGATTCGGCCATCGACTTCATGTCCGACAAGCATGTGGACCTGTCGTTTTCGGGCCGCGCCAACGGCAAGCCGCCGTTCACCCTGCGGCACGGGATAGTGGCGGCGGCATGAGGAACGGCAAGCTAGTCGATTTGGGCGGCAAGCGCGGCGTGACGCTGCGCGAGTTGCGGGTGGGGGACGTGCGCAAGGCGCTGGCCGCCGTCGATCAATTCAAGGCGTTGGATTTTTTCACGCTGATCAAGGACGACGCGAACCTGGCCAATCTGTTCGGCATCCTCGGCGATTGCGTCGAATTGGGCAAGGGGCTTGCCTGGGAGGATTTGACCTTCAGCGAGGCCGAGGAGGTGTGGGCCGGGTTCCGCGAACTCAACGCCCCCTTTTTCCGCGCCCTGGCGCTGACCGGGCTGAACATCCCGGCCCCGCCGGTCACCTCCGCCAGCTCGACCGCTGCTGCATCGGACTGATCGAGCGCGGCCACGGGCAGGTGTTCGATTACGGCTGGTCGTTTTTTCTGGCGTGTTTGGATTATCAGAACGGATGACACCCCTCCCAGGGGTGTTATCCCTTGAAAGGTGACTAAGTGACCGAGCAAGACCTCCTGCTGCGCATCCGCGCCATTGTCGATGGCGCAAAGAACGTCGAAGGGCTGTCCGCCGACCTCGCCAAGCTCGGTGCGCAGGCGGGCAAGCCGATTGCCGACCCGACGCAAAAATTGCAGCAAGGGCTGAAGAATTCCACAAACCTTGCGGATGAACTGGCCGCCAGGTTGGGGGCGAGCGTCCGCGATGCCGTTGCCTCATTCGCGGGCATGGCATCGGTTTACGTCGCCCTGCAAAAGTTCAAGGAGGGGATGGTTTCCGTCATCGAGACCGGCGGCAAGTTCGAGAGCCTGAACATATCGCTGAAGACCGTGATGGGTTCCGCCGCCGAGGGCGACCGCGCCTTCGCATGGATTCAGCAATTCGCCAAGGACACCCCGCTGCAACTGGGCGGCGTGTCCGAGGCGTTCATCAAACTGAAAGCCTTTGGGATGGACCCCATGGGCGGCACACTGCAAACGCTGGTAGACCAGAACGCCAAGATGAACGGCAGCCAGGAAACCCTGGCGGGCATGATCCTGGCGGTCGGGCAGTCGTGGACCAAGCAAAAACTTCAGGCCGAGGACGCGAACCAACTCATCGAGCGCGGCGTCCCGGTGTGGGACTTGCTGGGGAAGGTCATGAACAAGACCGGTGCCGAGGTCATGCAAATGTCCGAGGCAGGAAAGATAGGCCGCATCGAGATCAAGGGGCTGCTCGACGAGATGGGCCGGTCGGCGGCGGGTGCGGCGGGCGCACAGATGAAGACCTGGACCGGCATGGTTTCCAACCTGTCGGACAACTGGGCGCAATTCCTCGACTCGATTGCCCGGTCGGGCGCGTTGGATTTCATGAAGTCCAAGGTGGACGCGATCAACGCCGCCTTCACCGAAATGGCGAAGTCCGGGGAATTGCAGGCATGGGCCGAGAAAATATCCAATGCCATGACCGGGGCGGGGGGGGCGGTCGCAAGCCTTGCCAAGGCTTTGTCGGACAATTTTGACGCCATCAAAACCTCGCTAGAAATGCTCGGCGTGGTATTGGCCGGCACTCTGGCGAACAGCCTCAAAAACGCCGCAGTCGCCTTCGCCGCATGGGCGGCGGAGGCAGTCACTGCGGCTACCACCGTCACCACAGCCTTCGCCCCCCTGGTCACAGCAATCGCGGCATTGGCCTTTGGCTACAAGAAAATCGCCGAGGCATTGGACGATTACGCAAAGCGGCAAAGCCAGGTCAGGGAGTTGACGCGCAACAATGCCGACGACCATGAAAAACTCAGGCAGAAGATAACCGAGACTCTGGCAGCCACCCAGGAATATGCCCATACCAGCATCTACAGCGCGGCGAAACTGGGCGAAATGACGGCGGTGGAAGCCGCAGCCTATGCCGACCGTGCCGCCAAAGCCCAGCGCTATTGGGCCGCGATGGCAATGGCCGACAGGGCTGCGGGGAACATGACGGGCATGAAGGAAGCCGAGGCAGCGGCGGACCTCTATGGCAAGTCCGTCGAATACGCCGCGTCCAGGCTGGGCGCATTAAAGCAATCTGCGGTGACAGCCGAAGATGCCGCGTCCGCATTGGCGGCATCCATCACCGCCAACGGCGAAAAGCTAAAGGAAGGCACGAAGCTCATCGATGAGCATTACGCCCGCCAGACCGCCAGCCTGACGGCGGCGCTGGCACAGCGGCTTGCGCTCATCGACGCCTCCGACGCCAACGAGACCGTCAAGGCGCAGCAACGCGCCCTGGCGGAAACGGCCACGAACCTCGCCAAGCTGGCGGAGGTGCGAAGATACGAGGCGCAGCGCCTGGATGCGATCAATGCGGCCTACACCACGGAAATGGCCCAGGCCGCGCAAGGCGAGTCGCAAAAGAAGCAGCTTGCCCTTGCCACCGTCGAGGCGCGCAAAGCCGCCTATGGCGATTTGGCGAAGGCTTACGCCGCCGTGGTGGACGAGATTCAAGGACAGTGGCAAAGGGAGATGCAGCTATTCCAAGCCGGGACGGAGGGGCTGAAAACTTTGGCCCTGAGCCATGAACAGCAAATCCTAGAAATCAGGCGGCTCGGCATGACCGAGCGGGAAAAACTCAAATCCCAAGAATTGGAACGCGACGCGGCGATTGCAAAATACAAGGCCGAAGCCGCCAAGGGCGAACAGGCCGACGAAAAGGAACTAAACCGGCTGTATGGACAGGCCACCCAGTTAATTTCTCAGGTCACTGAGGCCAACGTCAAGCGCACACAGTACAAGACGGGCGACATTAGCAAAGGCGAGGATCAGCTTAACGGGCTTTACAACCTTCAACAGGAAACCTTAGGCAAGATCAACCAGCAGCACGAGGCCAACGCCAAGACGCTGGAACCCTCGCTGGACCACGCCAAGGAGAAGCTTGGCGACATGAACACGGCGCTGGAAGCCTTGGACCGGCAACTGGCCCAGGCGAAGTCGTTAAAGTTGGAGATCGACCAGGCCAGCCTGACGACGGCACAGGGCGTGATTGCCGGTCTGGTGGCCCCGGAAACCAAGACCATCACCATCCAAACCGTGGCGGCAGGTGCGGAACCCGCGCCAGCCGAAGGCAGGCGTTTCGGCGGCATCATCGCGGCCTTGGCGCGGGGCGGTGCGCTTTCCGGCTACGGCGGCGGCGACAAGGTGCCGGCGCTGTTGGAGGCGGGCGAGTTCGTCGTTAGAAAGGAGGCGGTGGGCCATTACGGGCCGGGGCTGTTCGCGGCATTGAACGCCCGCAAGTTCGCGTCCGGCGGGGCGGCGGGCGATGTGTCCGGCATCAACAGCGAACTCGACCAGTGGATAGACAAGCTGATCAGCGGGCAGGGGCTGACGACGATGACCGCCGACATGGCCGCCGTGCTGGAGCAGAAGGTCAAGGCGACCGGCAACGCTTACTTGCAAGCGAAGATGCGGGAGGTGCTGGACGTGAACCAAAAGGCGACGACGTGGAAAAGCGGCATCGGCTCCTCCGTTGACACCGGCGCGACCGCAGCCAACCTCAGCACCGCCAACCGGCAAAACGCCCTGTACGCCGAACTGTTCAAATCATTCGAGGGGTTAAGGACGCACACCTATGGGCAGCTACAACCCGACCTGAAAACCGCCGTAAGCAACCATATCAACAACGCCATGGGTGCAGTCAAGACCGACTCGGTTGCAAAAACCGAGTCGGTCTCCCCGCCGACCAGGCCCAGCGCACCGGCGTCCACCATCCGCCTGGAACTGGCGCTGCCCAACGGGACCGTGGTGCCGGCGGATGTGCCTAGCCGTTTCGAGCAGGACTTGCGGGCGGTCAAGCGGCAAATGAAGGTGTCATGATTAGCCTCGTCAATGGCGCCCACACGGAAGCACTCCCCAGCGGCTACACCTGGCTGGACGAGTTTGGCAAGGACAGCGCGGCCAAGGTGCAGGTGGTGAAATGGCTGCTGCCGCAAAACGGGGCCTCGTCGGTGCTGATCCAGGAGTCCACCCGCAGCGGCGGGCAGACGGTGACATTATCCAGCGACGAAGGGCCGGGGCAAATGCCGCGCAGCCAACTGGACACGCTGCAAGCCTGGGCCGATGCCATGCCCTCGCCCACGCTGACGCTGGAATTTACCGGGCGGGGCAACCTGACGGTTAAGTTTTCCCATGCCGACGGGCCTGCCATCGAAGCCCATCCGGTGCTGTGGCGCGACCCGCCGGAGGCGGACGACCCGTATTGGGTGACATTAAGGTTTTTGCGGGTGTGAAGGTGACACGATGAATCTAACCACGGAACAGCCATGCTAGACACCGACATTGTATTTTTCGAGTCCGAAAGCCAGCGGCCCGACGACACGTTCGGCGGGCAGATCACCTCCCGTGTCATCACCTCCGGGCAGGTGGGCAACCTGGTGCCGCCGATTGCAGACGCGGACAAGGTGTCCGGTTATGTGGCGGGCTACAAGTTCTATGTGTCCGCGTACACCGACGGCATCGAGGTCTATTACAAGCCGTGGGCGTTCATTGCCAAGCCGCCCGCCGACGCCGAGGTGGCGGTGTGCCTGCTGTACACTGCCTCGGCCTATGACCGCTGGGCGGAGGCGCGGGCCAAGCTGGAACAATACCTGGTGATCTCGGGCAAGTGGTACGGCAAGCTGTACGGGCTGCAACTGGCGAACCAGAAGGCCATCCAAATCTACCAGCCGACGGGCGGGGACTTGCCCGGCGTGGGGGAAACCTACGCGCTGACCAAAAGCTACGGCACGCCCTCGGCCCATGTGCAACTGGTGCGCTCCACCGAGGTCGCCGTGCAGACGCGGACGGTGTACATCGGCGGCAACGCGCACACGTTCGACTTCATCACCATCCAGCTTGCCGAGCGGCTGGACGAGGACTATGACGGCGGCGCGGTGACGCTGGAAGACAGCCCGACCGGCGTGGCGGAATTCCGCACCACGCGGGTGGCCGACGCGGTGACCCTGTACAGCGTGAAGGCATTGCAGGCGGAAGCCCTGGCCTTGGCGAACACGGTGCAGGTGGGTTCGATCTACCACCGGCTGATCCCCTCGGCGGAAACCAGCGTCAACCTGCCGAACATGGACATCGGCGGCAAAAGCCAAGGGCTGATCGCCTCCGGGTCCGGCAGTTATTCGTTTGCCACGTCCGCAAGCGTGGCCCCCGGCGAGGCGCTGTATCTGGGGACGCCCTTCCTGCCCGGCACCTTGACCGTTAGCGGCTTGACGGACAACGGGCGCGGCTCGCTGCTGTCCGGTTCGACCGTGGTGGCAAACCTTAATTATGTGAACGGCATCGTGACCGGCGTGGCGGGTGCGCCGACTTATTCCGGCAGCAAGAGCTTTACCCTCCAGACTGCCGGGTCGCCCTTGCAGTACATGCACTCCGCCTCCATCGGCGTGGACGCCGCGTCGCGGCGCGAGAACTATGTGCTGACGCTCGGCTGGGTGCCGTCGCCGGGAAGCCTGTCGGTGTCCTATATCGCGGGCGGCAAGGTCTACAAGATTTGGGACCGGGGCATCGGGATTCTGCAAGGCATCGACTCCTCACACGGCGTAGGGCAGTTCCGCTGGGACACGAACACGCTCGAATTCACGCTGGTGTATTTGGCGGACGCGGGGACGGAAATCGTCATCGCTTCCGGTTCCGCCTCCGTCACTGCCAACCATGCCGGGGAAACCCTGCCCGCGCCGGAATTCCGCTTCCAACTGGCGAACGCGGGCGGGGTGCCAGGCAGCTTCACCCTCATTTGGAACGACGGCAGCGCCCGCAGCGCCACCGACAACAGCAAGGGGCTGCTGACCGGCGACGCGGCGGGCAGCGTGCGCTATCTGGCGAGCGGCGGGCCGTTGCTGACCGTGCGCCCGACCACATTGCCCGCAGCGGGGACGCTGTTCACCGTGACGTACGACCAAGGCGCGCCCTTAAGCCATACTGTGGACAACCCGAACGTGGGCGGCGACGGCTTCGTCACGATAGAGCTGGATGTTACCGGGCTGCATCCGGGCAGCGTGGAGGTGCAATACCAAGCCGGGGACAAGACCTACCTCGCGCAGGACGACGGCCTGGGCCATTTCCACGACCGGCCCAACACCGAATGGATCGACTATGCGGCAGGGCAGGTGAAAATCCATCCCGACCAGTCGGTGTACAAGCCCATTGCCAGTTTTTCCCTGGTTGAGACGGGGGTGCTGACGCACGACCAGCGCGTGGCCATGGGCAAGGACACGGCGGGAAGCTCCACCGCTTCCTCGCGGGAAATCTCCACCAAAACGAGCATCTCCTCGTCTGTGACCATCGACGTGCTGGCAGGCGGCATCACCGTCCGCTACCGCCTGACCGGGACCGGCAGTGCGCAGTTGGAATACCATACGGCGGACACCCTGTACATGGACATCACGCCCGACCTGAACCAGCCGCTGGTGCCCTCGACCGCGCTGTTCACGCTGGCGGGGCGCACCTATCAGGACAACGCCGGACGGCTGTTGACTGACATCGACCACGCCACCGGCGCGGGGACGGACGCGGGCACGCTGGACGGGGCCACCGGCCTGGCCACGCTGTCGATTTGGAATGCCGGCACGCCGACGCGCAGCCTGTACGCCTGCCTGACGGCCATGGGCCGGGTGCAAGTCTCCGACTGCGTGTTCATGTCGCCCAGCAGGCCGTTAAGCCCCGGGTCCGTGCAAATCCTCGCCACCACCGTGGCCGGGGCGGCGGTCAATGTCACCGTGCCGACCTCGGGCATTCTTGCTGCCACCCACGTCAGCGGCATCGTCAACGCCAACACCGGCATTTTTCATCTGCGCTTTGGCGACTGGCACACGCTGGTGACCGGCGACGACGCGCAATGGTGGTACGACGCGGCCAACATCCGCGAGTCCGACGGCAAGATTTGGAAGCCCGGCCCCATCTTCGCCGACACTTTGCGGGTGAATGCCACGGCGGTGAGTTACCTGCCGGTGGACAAGGCCGAGATCGGCATCAACCCCTCGGCATTCCCCGGCAACGGCCTGGCGCAGTGCTACGCCAAGGCCGACGACGCGGTGGTGCATCACGAGGACGCACTGGCCTTGGAAAATCCGATCACCCAAGGCGCGGTGTATCTGGCGGGCAGGAACCGGCTGTACCGGGTGCGGGTGACTGATGCCAACGGGCTGAACGTGCCGGCGTCCGCGTCCACTTGGACGGAGCACAAGACCAACGAAAACGGGCTGCTCGGGGTGCAGTTCGCCTACAGCGCGAATTTAAACCTGTCGGCCTATGTGCAGCCGTTAACTCTGCACCATCAAATCCTCGACCGGATGCGCGTGTTGGACGTGGACCTGTCGGGCCTGATTACCTTCGAGCGTCCGCTGTCGCACGATTACCCGGCGGGGGCTTATGTATCGAAAGCCCTGCCCTTGGGCAACATGCTGGTGTCGGTCCCGGTAGCCTTCACCCAGGCGACGTGGACCAGCGTGTGGTCGGACACGCGGATAGGCAACGAGCCGATCATGCAATACCAATCCGCTCTGTTCCCGATTGAACTGGTGAACGACGGCGCAGTGACCGACAGTTGGGTGATGGTGATGGCGAGCACGACCAACTACAACTGCTATTCCGAAGGCTTGGGCAAGGTCAACGCCACGCCGGTGTCCATCAACACCGACTACAGCCCGGGCAACCCGCTGACCGGCAAGGCGTACTTCACCGTCCGCGCCGGGTTCTTGGGGCAGGGCGGCAACATCGGCGAGTGCTTCCGCTTCGACACCGTGGGCGCGAACCGGGGCGTGTGGCCCATTGTGACGGTGCTGCCCGGCAGCAGCCTGACCAGCAACGACCAGTTTCAAGTGCAGGTGATCGGCAATGCCAGCGCGTAGGAGGCATGCCCCGTTGGGAGTCCAGCCCTCTGGACGACCTTTTGAATATTGAAATCGGCCAGAGGGCTGGCCTCCCACATGCATTATTTGAAGGCAAACCATGACAGCACCCGTTAAATTCTATTGGTCCGGCCAGGCCGGCGCACCGGCCTGCACCGGCACGGTCGGCGCTATGATCGCCTTGCTGGATGCCATCCTCAAGGACGGCTACAACACCAAGTCCGTCGCGTCGATCACCCAGACGGCGGGCGTGGCGACGGTCACCACCAGCACAAACCACGGGCTGGCCGTGGGCGACCCGCAGGTGATTTCCGGCGCTTCACAGGCCGGGTACAACGGGGAGTTCGCGGTCAAAACCATCGTGGACGCGACCCATTTCATCATCGCCGTTGATGCCGCCACGGTGACACCGGCGACGGGGACGATCAGCACGAAATTCGCCCCGGCGGGCTGGCTGAAACCCTACACCGGGACAAACCTCGCGGTGTACAAGTCGGCTGATACCGGCTCCACGCAAATACCCCTGCGCATCGACGACACCAACGCGCAATACTCGGGTGTGACCGGTTATCTCACCATGTCCGATGTGAACACCGGCACGGAAAGCTGGTTTGCGGCCTATTGGAAGAAAAGCAGTAGCTCGGACTCCGTGGCGCGGCCTTGGGTCGCCGTGGCGGACTCGAAAACCCTGCATTTGTTCATCGGCTGGAACCAGACCGTGGGCAGTACGCCCATGTACAGCCATTATGTCTTCGGCGATTTGAGTTCCTATGTCACCAGCGACGCCTATGCCGCCATGCTCTGCGGCCATTCCGCCACCAACCCGGCCACTTTGGGGACGGACACGGGGACGCTGGCGGCTTGCAACCTGGGGAGTTCATTAAGCACTAGCGTAGGGGTAAAAGTGGCCCGGTCGCTGTACGGCACGGCGTCCAGTGCGCGGTATTTGCGGGCCTTGAGCATGGCGGGCGGCTTGAGCGTCGGCAATAATGGCAGCGGGGCGGACACCAATGCGTTTGTCGGTGTGCAGATTGCCGACAATGGCCTGCACTTCGTGCCGGTGATACTGCCCGAATACGATGCCGCAGCAACGAAATACCCATTGCGAGGGGAATCTCGGGGGCATTTCCACATCATCGAAAATCTGCCAGCAGTGGGCGTTAACGGCTATTACCTGGCCTCCGGCCTGGCCGGTTTGACCGGGCGCACGATGCTGCTGGTTAAGATCGGCGCTGGCTCAAGCCCGACCGAGTGCCGCGAGGCGATTGACATCACCGGGCCATGGGCATGAGTGACCCCAATTATAAATATTGCGCTTTGGCGATACATGGCAATGGCGATAATAATAGCGTTGCCATTATTGATGATCGGATGCATCCAGTATCCGTGGGCGGCAATGCGAAACTCTCAACCGCTCAGTATAAATTCAACGGGTCCAGCATTTATTTTGACGGGTCCGGGGATTATCTGGATATTCCGGCTGCTGGAATATCCAATTTCGGGACTGGCGATTATACACTCAGGGGATTTGCCAGAATGGACACGTCGCAAGAAAGTGGGATCGTCGTCCAGATCGGAACGTGGACTTCATCCGTTGATTTTGCGCTGGAAACACGCTCGGACCGGACATTGCGGTTTTATGCGGGCAATAGTGTCCCTATCGGCATCGTGTCAGCAATCAATACCGTCACCACCAACAGCTGGTTCCATTTTGAAGTCGGCAGAAGTTCGGGGACTACTAAACTATTTTTTAACGGGGCTTCAGTGGGAACCCCGCATTCCGGCAGCGTAAACATACCAGGCACAACAAATTCAAACATCCGGATTGGCGGATGGAATGATGGGACATCATATTTAACAGGTTATCTGGCGGAAATTCAGATTTATCCGGGCATCTGCCTGCACACCAGCGACTTCACCCCGCCCGCCGCCCCCTTTGAAACCGACGCCTACGCACATAAAGGCACTGGACTCATCCTGCCCCGCCACAACCCCGACTTCAACGGACCCGGCACAATAACCAGCTACACCCGCGTCCAAACCGGGCCAAGCACCTATACGAGACTCGGCAACTGCATAGTGTCGCTGTTCGACGCAAAAACCAAGCGCATCGTCGCCCAGACCCTTTCCGGCAGTGACGGGACGTACGCCTTCACCGGCATCAATCCGGCACGGAGCTACTATGCCAACGCCTTCGACCCGACCGGCAACTATGACGTGACCGCCACCAGCAACCTTGAGGTTCTAACACTATGAGAGTCGCCGCATCCCACACTGTCGAAAACGCCTTTTGGACCTCCATTGCCGCCGCCCTGGACGCGAACGCCAACCCCGGCCAGGCGCTGGTCTATTCCGGCACCTGTCCGGCGCGTGGCGTGGCGGTGTCCCTCAGCAACCCTCTGATATTGACGTTCACCCTGGCGAAGCCCTGCGCGGCCTCCATCGCCAACGGCGTGTTGACCTTCAACACCGGGGCCTATGCCATGGTGGCCAGCACCTATGCCCACAGCTTTGTGCGCTTCCAAGACGGCGCGGGGGCGTGGGTGATGGACGTGGACTCCGGCGTGTTGAGTGTGCCGCTAGGCGACGGGTCGCTCGCCGCGTGGCAGTTCGACGCAGCCAGCTATGCCATCGGCGCGCTGATCGTGCCGACCTCGCTGGTGTTGCAGTTCCCGACTTAAGACCGACTCGGTTTTAAAAACCGAGTCGGTCTATAAATCCACATGGCTAACGTCATCATTTTCCGCCGCCTGTCCACCCCTGGGCAGTCCGAGCCGCTGACGTTTTACCCGACGTTAGACCACTCCGCCACGCTGGCAGGCACGGTGCTGGCGGGCGGGCTGGCGGCCAGCCGGTTCCCGCAAGCGGCCCTCGCGGGTGTGGCAGGCTTGACCGGCGGCCTAGTCTGCCAAACCCTGCACACCTCGGCACTGGCCGGCACCTTGACAGCGGGCGGCTTGCAAGCCGCACCGCCGCCGCCAGCGTCCGGTTTGCTCACCTTCCGCCGCCTGTCCACGCCGGGCCAATCGGAGCCGCCGACCTTCTACCCGGTCAACACCTCCAACAACCCCACGGCGGCACTGGCGGGCGTGGTCGGCATGGGCGGGCTGGCAGGTTCGCAGATACGCCATGCCGCCTTGGATGGATGCCTGGCCCTTGGCGGCTTGGCGGCCGGGTTGATGCATTCCGCCGCATTGGACGGAAGCCTAAGCCTCGCCGGAAGCTTGGCGGCAAGCTCCCTCCATGCGTCCGCCCTGGACGGCCTGACTTATTTGGGGGGGATGGCATCAGGCCAGTTGCACGAATCGGTTTTGTCGGCTTGGCTGTTGCCATGCGGGCTGCGGGCGAGGCAAGCCGACGGCATTGGTTTCTTGGTCGGACACCTTAACCCCATCCTCGACTACACCGGCACTTTCGACATCAACGTGCCGGACGGCGCGACTGGCAACCTGCAGGCCGCCAAGCCGGATTCCCGCGTGGCATCGGGCAGGGCGGCTATGGACTGGCGGTTCCCCGATAAAGTCCGCCAAGCCAATGCCATCACCTACGCGCCGGGTAAAGCAGCTTCCGCCCGTTTTGCAGCGGGCTATGCAACTTTGCCCAAGGCCGGATCGCGGACGGGGTGCGTCCTGTATCCGGTTGCCCCGATCACAGGCAGGGACGACTTCCCCTATCAAAGCCGCATGGGGCGGGCCGAGTGCCATGCCGCCTTGACACTGTACCCGGTCGCGCCGATCAGTGCCAAAACCGCGCTGGCCTTTGTCCATCTGCCTAGTGCCGGCAACTGGCGGGCGTTAGTCTGCCAACTCGCGCCCGTGTCCCTTAGCCATAGCGCGGCATTGCCGATTTATCTTGGGGCAAGGCTGACGGTGCGCGTGGTCTTTCCGCTGGTTCGGGGCTTGGTACTCAGGCAGGGCGGCCGGATCGTCATCATCAAACGGCCGCGCCCGTCACGCGGAACCCCAAACCTGCTGTGCTTCATACCCGGTTCGTGGCCTGTCAATGCGCTGGTCTTCAACCGTTCCCAACCCGTTCGCATCATCCCCCATAGGAGGGCATACACCGTGCAGAATACTTTCGCGCTTTACCGGCTGTCCGACCACACGTCGCTACCGGCCCAATCACTGGCAGTGGACGACGGGCAAGCCTCGTGGGCCTGGACACTCTCGGCGGGGCTTGCCGAACTGGACGCGGTGGAACTGGTCGCCCAGACCTCCGAGGGGCCGGTCATCGTGCGGGCCGAGGTCAACGGCTACGAGTGGGATTTCTTCATAGACGACCCGGAAGGCAGCGAAACGCCGGAAGGCAGCAGTGCAACGATCCACGGTCGGTCCCGAACCGCCTTGTTCGACGACCCGTTCTACCCGCCGCTGGCCTTTGCCAACCTGTCAGACCGGCTGTTCTCCCAACTCTTGGGGGAGTTGTTCATCTACAACGGAACTCCTTTGGGCGTGGACGTGACCACGACGGTGGACGATTGGCTGATTCCGGCGAACCAATGGTCCTTCCTGGGCACACCCGTCGCGGCCTTGAAGAAATTGGCGGAAACCCCCGGCGCGGCACTGGCCTCGTCCAAGGCCGGGCTTGGATTCTCCCTAGCCCCGTACTATCCCGTCCTGCCTTGGGACTGGGCGGACGCGACGCCTTACGCCTCCATCCCCAGAGGCTACTGGGCCAGCCGGGGTCATAGGCGCGAGACCAAGCCCGCTTATGATTGCGTGGTCGTCTCCGGCGACACCGCCAACGGAATTCTTCAGCAAGTCCAAAGGGACGGCTCTGGAGGCGTGTGGAATGCGGACCCCGTGATCGACCGCCTCATCACCCACGCCACGCCCGCACGGCAGCGCGGCGCGAGGATACTCGCCGACACCGGCAGGCAGGCGATGGAAACCATCACCCTGCCCATCGGCACGGAGTTCGGCCTGATCCCCAAAGGCGCATTGCTGGAACTACAAGACAAAGTGACATGGCGCGGGCTGGTGCGCTCGGTCTCTGTCTCGGTCGCACTTGTCGGCGAGGGCGGCATGGACGTGATGCAAACCTTGGAAGTGGAGAGGCACTATGGCTAACCTGTATGTCCTGCTGAAATCAGCCGCCCCCGCGCAGCCCCGGTTCATCGGCACCGTCGCCGCCATCAACAGCAACGGCACCAGCCTGGTTGAATTGTATGGAGGGGTAGCCCTGACCGTCCGGGGCGACACGGTGAGCGTGGGGAAAAACGTGTTTGTGACGGGGGACTCCATCGATGGCGAAGCCCCGCAGATGAGCATCCTGGCGAAGATATTTGTTTGAGTCGAAAAACCTAAAAAAAAAGTGTACCTAAGGGTGTACCCACTCACCGAAAATTTGTCTGTAAGCTCCATTTTATAAGGCCACTCTATATTCAGATACAGAATATAGAGTAGTGTCGCATACCGTCGCATATTGTCGCACGCCGCCCGCCCGGCCAAAAAAAAACAACGCCTTCTTGTCGCATGTTGTCGCATACTGTCGCATACTATCGCATGATTAGGGTGTACCCAAGGGTGTACCCCCAAACTGTGTACCGGGTTTTGGGTACACCCCCCCACCACCTAGCGCGGGAAGCCCGAAGTGCATCTCACCGACATCAAAATAAAGGCATTGGTCGCTGCCGCGGAACCCTTCGAGGGGTTCGCTGATGACCTTTGCCCCGGCCTGTACTTGCGCTGGCCGAAAGGCGATGACGGCAAGCCCAAGTATAAAAAACCGGTCTGGCGCTACCGCTACAAAATCGGCGGCAAGCCCCGCGCCCTCAATATCGGGGGGTACCCGGAGATGGGGCTGGCGGCCGCTCGGAAGGCTTCGCGGGAGTTTCGCGCACAAGTCGCCACGGGCCGCGACCCGGCAGGGGAGAAGCAGGAGCGCAAGGCGGTGGCGGTCGCCAAGATAGAGGCCATTCAAAATATGCGGACGGTGGGCCAGTTGGCCGATGAATATTTGATGCGCATGGTCGACGGGCGGTTAAAACACCCGGAGATCGTCCGCAGCCGGATCGAGAAGGACATCCGCCCCGCGCTCGGCAAGCTGCCGGTGGGGGATGTGAAGCCGATGCACGTCGATGGCGTGTTGCAAGCCATCGTCGCCCGTGGCGCACCGACCATGGCAAACGACGCGCTGCGGCTGCTGGTGCGCCTGTTCGACTACGGCATCAAGCGGCATTACCTGGAGTCCAACCCGGCGAGCGCCTTTGACGCGGGCGACGCGGGCGGGAAGGAGAAGGGGCGGGAGCGGGCGTTGAGCCTGGAGGAGATCGCCACGCTGTTCGCGGCAATGAAAAACGCCAAGGGGTTCACGCCCCAGAATGAATTGACGATCCGGCTGCTGTTGCTGCTGGGGGTCCGCAAAATGGAGCTGTCGGCGGCACGGTGGGCGGAGTTCGACCTGGACGCCGGGGTTTGGAACTTGCCGGCCGTCCGCACCAAGACCGGGGCGGATGTTGCCATCCCGTTGCCCGCCATGGCCGTGGGACTGTTGCGCGAGCTGGAGCGGCTGGCTTGCGGGAGCGCATACGTCCTGCCTGCGCGCAAGGCGCAAGACCGGATGTTGCCGCACGTCTGCGAGAACACCATCAACCAGGCGCTTGCCAAGGTCAGGCACGGCCTGGAGCCGTTCACCGTGCATGATTTCCGCCGCACCATGCGCTCGCAGTTGGGGGCGCTTAAAATCCCGCCGCACATTGCGGAGAGGTGCTTGAACCACAAGACGGCGGGCGTCGAGGGGATTTACGACCGGTACGATTATTTTGCGGAGAGAAGGGAGGCGCTGGAGGCGTGGGCGGCCGTGCTGGCCGGTTTGGAAGGGGACAGGAAGGTGGTGCCGATAGGCAAGCCGAGGGAAAAGGGCTGAGGTTATTCTTCCTGTTCTGCGGGGTGTTCCAAAATCCATTTGCGCACGTCTTCGCACCGCCAGGCGGTTGTGCGGTTGCCGAGGCTGACCGGCGCGGGGAATTTCTTCTCCTTGATCCAGCGCCATATGGTTGCCGGGTCGACAGGGACGAAGTTGACGAGATCGGCCATGCGGACGAATCCGGTGGCGGGCAATGCCGGCGGCTGCACTGCGGGGGGCGCTTTCTGCGGCTTGATGTCTGTGACGGATGCCAAGTGTGTCTCTTAAAAGGTTAGGTGTATTCGATTGCGCCCCCGCGCCTATGCGCGGGGGCAATGGATAATGTTTTGTGCGGCCCTCAGCCCGAGAAAGGTGAAGCCTAAGATAAAGGCCCGGGTTCGTCCGCACCATGCCGATCATGCCCTTGCCCGGTCGGCATCTGCCGGGTACTGCCTGCGTTGCGGCCCGCCCGGCCCTAGGAACCGGGCGGGCCTTTGGGGTTGGATTCTGGTGTCATTAGATTGCTACCGTCCCACTCCGCACGGTAGCCAGCGGGCCGGTCCAGTCCCGGCTGTTCAGCTTTCACGGTCGGTATCCTTACCGTTCCGGTTTGCTGATTGGTTTGTAACTTGGTCTGGCTTGAGTATCTGCGCGGGGATGTCGGCCAGGGCGACCTCGGCGAGCATGGCCAGCGTTGCTTCGGCCTTGGTTTTATCAGTGCCTAGCAATTCCGTTTCAGCCTTGCTAAGCGTTATTTCGATTTCCTGCATTAGCCGCCCCTCGCCTCAGTCGGCTTCGGCGGCTACAGTCTGGCCGACCTGTTGCAGCAGGGCGAACATCGGGAGTTGCTTGCGGATCATCGCCCGCAGCAGGACCGCAGGCGGCACGTCGGCCTTCCTTGCCAAGGCCGAAAGCAGGTTGGCATCCTCATCCTTGAGGCGGACGCGGAAGGAGCGCTCGTGCAGTTCAGCTTCGGGCAGTCTGGGTCGGGCCATGGTCATGCCTGCGGGTTGGGTTGGGTGGGTTGGGCTGGCTTGGTCAAGCCTTGGGCGTGATTTTTCAAAACTATCTTCCAGGGCCTGGGGATGCCTTTTTTTCGCCATTGCGAAACGGCCTGCGAGCGGACGCCGCAATGCTTGGCCACAGCCACCGTTCCGCCCAGTTCGTCGATCAATGAGGAGTCTTTTGTGTTCATGGGGTGATTGTAAGTTAGCTTACCAATTAAATCAAATTCTTTCGTTAAATAGGTTTT